CATAAATTTTACAGATACTTGGCCGATGCACATGGCAGAGGCAACACACTAAAAGAACATTGGAAGACATGTGATAAACAGATTTACAAACCATATAATTTAAATTCTATAGAACAGATGGCGCTTCCATACTTTCAATATAAAAAAGATAATCATGTATGTGACTATGCAGATATGATACAGGATTTTATAGATAAGGCTATTGAACCAGACATCGATGCATTGATAGTTGACGAGGCGCAAGATAGTAACGTGCCACAGAGAGAGGCTCTCAACAAGATGGCAACGAAAGCAAAAGAATATTATTTTGTAGGTGATGCGGACCAGACCATATTTGAGTTTGCAGGATCAGATGCAGATTACTATCATAGATTATCAAGAGAGGCAGAACAATTAGAACAGGGATATAGATGTGGTAAGACAATAAATAGTCTGTGTAAAAGAATAATAAGACCGATATGGGATTACTATGGTTACGAAAGAGCATGGAAATCAACAGATATAACAGGCAATCATTATCATCTACCTAGTCTAGATAAAAGATGTAGTGCTATGACTGCGTTGCTAGATAAAATAAAACATACTGATGAAACTTTTTTATTTACCTATCGTGGCACGCCGTCAGATTCATGGGTCAAAAAATTTTTTAAACAACAGGGTATAGAGTTTGCACATGTAGGGAACACGGCCCACGTACCAAAGAAAGAATTACGATGTCATAAATTATGGCCAGACTTCTGCAAAGGAACACCTATGCCATTGAAACAGATAAAAGATTTTTGGCAATACATGGGTAGTAAAGTAATAGTGCATGGCAGAGGCGAAGAGACCTTTGATGAGTGGGTAGATAGAGAATACACAATAGACTATATGATATATCACAAGTATTTAAAAGAAGGCGCAAGTAAAGAGAAAGATTTTGCACTGATAAGAAAGAAGACAGATCCTGATAGATTAATCTACATTAGAAAGATTCTAAACAAGGGTTATGATGACGGAGAGGTAAGAGTAAAATACGCAAACATACATACCGTGAAAGGTTTGACGTTTGACAATGTTGTTGTTGATCTGACAACAACAAGACAAGAAGATTATTTTACACAACTCAGATTAAAATATGTTGCATACAGCAGAGGTAGGTTTGACTGTTGGACTGTAGCATCACAAGGCAAATATACGTTAGGAGTAAGATGATAGCAAAAATGGATTTATTAACAATAACAATGTTCACATGTTTGTGGATTTATTTACATTTAACAACATAAAGGAGGAAAAATGTATGATATAAAAGCACATGAAGTTGTATATCGCGGTGCTCATTTTAGAAGTAAAAATGAATGTAAACGATATATATTTTTAAAACAATTAGGTTGGAACGTAGAATACGAACCAATCTTGGAGGATATAAAAGGTTGGTTACCAGACATGATTATTTTTGGTAAATCTAAAAAAATTTTAGTTGAAGTAAAACCTTTTCAAATTTTAAAGGATTTTAGCACTGAATATGCAAAAGAAACTTATACTAAAATTCATAGAACTGAATGGTGGAACAATTATGATGCTGTTTTAATTTTTGGAGCATCTTTAAATTTGGGAGAAGTAGATTGTGATGACACTTTTTTAGGGGGTTATATATTTAGAACAGACGATTACATAAAAAATCAACCAAAAGATGAGTGGCCTAAAATTAATAGTTTTGAAGAAAAAAGAGGACCATATTGGTCAGATAATTTTGTATACACAACAAGAGATGTACCGGAGGGTCATGTTGATGTTTGTGATCACTTCGCGTCTTTTTATGGTATAGTTCATGATTCTTACGATGGTGGATATTTTTTAACAGAAGCTGATAGAATAAAAATAGAAACTGCATGGAATTATGCAGGGAGTGAAATGAGATACGTTAAGAGGGTGGCATGAAAAAGAAAAATGTTTGGGACAAGCAGCACGGCGGAAGTCACTATCAAAAGTATGTCATACAGCCGAGCAAGTTTGTGGTTGCGAATAAGTTGTTATATCCTGAAGGTTGTGCTATAAAATATATCATACGTCATCAGGACAAGAATGGTAAGGAAGATTTATTGAAAGCGATACATTTTATAGAGATGATTATAGAGAGGGATTATAATGTGTAACACACCAGAGGATCTAGATCTAAATGGTATTGACACTGTTGCGATAGACATAGAAACTTACGATCCAAATCTTAAATCAAAAGGTTTGGGTGCAATAAGAAACGATGGTTTTATTTGTGGTATAGCAGTTGCAACTGAAAACGATCTAGCATATTTTCCTCTACGCCACTCTGATACATTTATAGATTTTAAAAGAGATGAAAAAATCTGGGATGTTCTTAACAAAAAAATATTTCAAAACGAAAAGATTACAAAAGTATTCCACAATGCAATGTATGATGTTTGTTGGATAAGAGCTGTAACAGGTATGATGATCAAAGGTAGAATAGTTGACACCATGATAGCCGCATCTGTTATTGATGAGAACAGATTTAAATATTCATTAGATGCATTATCAAAAGATTATCTTAATGAACAAAAATATAAATACGATCTACAACAAAAAACATTAGAGTGGTCTGGTGGCACAGTTAAAGATCCGATGACTAACATGCACAAGCTTCCTGCATCTATTGTAAAAGAATATGCAAAGCAGGATGTTAATCTAACTTACAAACTATGGAAGTTATTTAATAAAAAAATTGATGAAGTATTATATACTAAAGATGACGGAGAACAAAAAACTTGCAGACAAATATTTGAATTAGAAACAAAATTATTTTTATGTTTGGTTGACATGAAATTCAAAGGCGTTAGAATAGATGTCGCAAAAGCCATTCAGTTTGGCAGACATCTCAAAAAACGTAGGGACCAGATAATAAAAGCGATAGAGAATATCACAACAATACATGTTGACATTTGGGCTGCAGCATCAATTAAAAAATTATTAGATCACCTTTGTATAAAAGATTACAAGGTCACACCAAAATCTAAGATGCCACAATTACCAAAGGATTATTTACGAAAACATAACAATAAATGTTTGCGCATGATTGCAAAGGCAAGAGAGTATGATAAGGCGGTCAATACTTTTATAGATGGGTTGTTAGAGTATGTGCATGAGGGTAGAATACATGCAGATATAAATCAGATAAGATCAGATACGGGTGGCACTGTCACCGGCAGATTCAGCATGTCTAATCCTAACTTACAGCAGATACCAGCTAAGGGTTACATCGGTGGTAAGATGAGAGAGTTATTCATACCAGAAGATGGCTGCAAATGGGGTAGTTTTGATTACTCACAACAAGAACCACGTATTGTTGTACACTATGCTATTAAATTAGGCCTACCAGGCACGGAGAGCCTCAAAGATGAATTTGATAGAGATGATGCAGATTTTCACCAGATAGTCGCTGACATGGCTAATATCTCCAGGAAACAGGCAAAAACAATCAACCTGGGTCTTTTCTATGGCATGGGCAAGATAAAATTACAGAAAGAGTTAGGTCTTGACCAAAGACAAGCAAAAGAATTATTTAATGAATACCACGGCAGAGTGCCTTTTGTACGTCAACTATCACAAGAATTAATTGCATTTGCAAAAGAAAATAAATTATTATTTACATTATACGACAGATTCTGCAGGTTTGATAGATGGGAGACAACAAATAAAGAATGGAATCCTGAAACAAATAGATTTAATGAAGTGCCATTATATACAGAGCAACAAGCACGAGAAGCATTTAAAGCTGAAATGCTAGATAAGTATAAGGAGAACAAGATAGATGCAAACTACATGGATTATTTTGAAAGGTACTATACACCTGCATTTACCTACAAGGCTTTGAATAGATTGATACAGGGATCAGCTGCAGATATGACAAAGAAAGCCATGGTGGATTTACATGAGAAAGGTATAATACCTCACATACAAATACACGATGAGCTTTGTTTTTCAATCACGGACCACGAACCAGAGCTCATTAAAAATGTAATGGAACAAACAATACCTCTTGAGGTCAAGAATAAAGTTGACTTTGAATCTGGACCAAATTGGGGTAGTATTAAATGAGGATAAATTATGGCTTATTTAAATGCAAACGTACCACCTATTTATGCACAAATAAGAAGAGAGTATCTGTATGACCTTAAAAAACACAAGGGCGAAGTTGAAGACTGTATTATCTTTGGTATATCAGCTCTTACTGGAAGGAGTATATTGTGGCATGCTATTATGGAAAATGGTGCAATATTTTATCGCCTACCAATTAGCGCGTTTATTCAAAAGGGATTTGAGCCATCCGACGTGCCCACAAGACGACTTGATGAACTACAGCTCTGGAATTGTTTTTCTTATTATCCTGCTGTTACTTCTTGGGATATTTTAGAATCACAAGCTGGTAAATATATAGGAAAAGATAAGAAATGGCACTCAGGTAAATATTTATTTACTATTGACTTTGCTCATCCAGAGGCTAACATACTTGACACTGATCATTCGGAGATCCCGCACGAACACAAGTGCGCTCACATTATTGCCTTAGATGATGGTAATTTTGCAGCACAGCCAAACAATAGATGCATATGGGATATACCTTCTTTCACAGTGAAAGATACTATTCCTGATTGGAAAGTGCAGACATCCGAGTGGAACGTAGAAGATAGTAGAGCATGGCGGACAGAAGATACCGACAAGTTCTTCTATGAAATAGAGGAAAAGAAAAATGATTGATAAAATTAAAAAAATATTAACTTGGATATACAATAAAGTTAAAGCTGTTGTTGTTTGGGTTTACAAAAAGATTAA